CCGCCGTGATCTCCGCGTCCGTATAGCGGCCAAGCTGTTTCAGGCTCTCCAGCACAGGGGCCAGCAGGGGAACGCCCCGCCGCTGGCCGATGCGCTCGCGGCTCATGATGTGCAGCACGTTCCGCCGCCCGGTTGTATCGCCGTAGGCTTCCACTCTTTGCCACGTCAGCCCCGCCGCGTCCACGGCGCTGTTGCTGCCCAGCGGATGCCGGTTGCATATCCAGTAGGCTGTCACCATACCGTCCGCGTCTGTCTCCACGCCCTGTACGATGCTCTGCACCTCGTAGCCCTGCACGGTACATGGCATCAGCCGGTCAAGACCGTCCGGGCTGCATACCCGGTCTGCCTCGATCAGCCGCACACGCAGGTCATACGGCACTCCCGCCTGATGCTTCATTGGCAGCAGGGCGATGGTGTCGCCGTTCATCAGGTAACTCAAAAAGGCGAGCTGCTGGAGCTGATAGAAGTTGTCCATCCGCTCCGCGTCGCATACCGGCGTGTCCGCCCACAGGGCGAACTCCCGCACGATCTGCGCTTGCAACTTCTCCGCCGCCGCCTCGTCCAGCCCCAGATAGTCGCTGTCGAGCTGCGGTGCTGGCATCAACCCGCCTGCTACAACGTTCGTCCGCATGGTTTTCAGCGCCGCCGTGGCCGTTGGGATGCCCATGTAAGCGTCTCGGCTCCGCTGCCGCAGAATGTCGATGTTGTCCTCGATGTCCTCCTTGGCGCTGCCGCCATTGTACATCCATCCCCTCATGCTCTTTTTCGTCAGGTTGGCTCCGTAGTTGCCGTACCCGCTGTTGATCACGCTCAGCGCGGCTCTCGCCGCCGCCCGCTTCGCCGCGTGGACGGGAGCCACGGTCATGATTGCCCGGTCAAGGATGTTCGGTTTCATCATGCGCTCCCTCCTCATACGTCGCGGGCCACGGCACGATAGGCACGGTTTCGCCCGCCGTGCTTATCCTCTGCCTCCGCCTCCGCCAGCTTTCCGGCCCAATATTCCATTTCCTCACGCACCTGCTTTAAGTCGGCTCGCGTCAGCATACGGCTGCCGATCTGATAGCTCTGGCCGGTGGCGATGGCCTCCTCCGCCGCCAGCCATGTGTTCAACTTCTTTTGACAGATTTCTTTCGTAAAGACTGCCAATTAAATCCCTCCTCGCCTCCGGCGGCCTGCCGGACGTTTTCTGATTGGCTTTGCGATCTCGCCCTCCTGCAAAATTGGATTGGCGATCTCCAGCGCCGCCGTAGCGTAGTTGCGCAGGTCAAGCGGCTCGTTGCGCTTGTGCTTGCTGTCTTTCAGCTCCCACGCCACAACACTTCTGCCCTTGCGCCAGCGCACCACCATTTTCTCGGCTGTCAGGCCGATAAAATATTGCTCGTCATAGCCCGCTTCCTCATTGAGCGGAAAGTGGCAGTAGTTCGGCCCCTTGGTCTCATGCCGCAGTCGTTGATACAGCAGGGCCTTTCCCGCGTCCACGCCGATGATGAACAGCGGCGTTTTTACGCGGTTGTTGGTGGTGGGATTTCGGATATATGGCACGTCCGCGCCGCCCTTGCCCTTGATCGACCATATCTTTCGCTCCCACCGTTCCGCCGTGAAGCGGTATACCTGATCTGTGTGGTGGCCGCCGGTGTCGATGCAGGCGCTCATGATGTGCAGCACCGTCCCGTCTTTTTTCTTGAAGCCGCCCAGC